CTTCTTCCCATGAACTAACTTCTTCGTCTTGCTGATAGCGTCTTAAAGTAATATTCTCTTGTTCTTCTACGTAATGAACTTTTCTTCCTTCTTCTATTACGCTTTCTAATTCTTCCGGAGTTAAAGTACCTTCTAGATATTTAGATACTATTTCTCTACAAGTCTTAGTTCTAGTTTTAAAATGCTCATGAGTAACTCTGGTCTTTCTATAAACTCTTCCAGTTGGAGGATGCGTCCATAGCAATGACTCAGAAACTAATCCTGAGTGTATACTTGGGATATCTCCAAAAGCTAGCATAGCTGCTCTAGCAAATTCTTTATCACCCATCTTGCCATCTTTTACAGCAGGTAATAAATATTCGCAGAAAGCCTTGAAGCCTTTCTTCGTTACGGTTGCTGACATTTACAGTCCTAATATTCGTGCTGCTTTTTCTGAATCTAAATTGCCGCCTTCTTTAAGATGATCCTTTACCATCTCAAAATAATATGCAGCGTCTGTTTGACCTCTTTCTTCTAATAAAGTTTGCGCTTTACTAAAAAAGGCTAGGTTACCTTTTAATTTTCTTGACTCAGCTCTATCGGCCATGTCAAAAGTCATTTCTCTTTTTGTTGCTCTCGGTCTATACATTCTCTCACCTTATCCAAACTATACCATACTTTGTTAAAAACTCTTATAGATTTACCATCATCTACAACCCAGCGAGGAACACCAAAGAGACTACGATCTTTAAAGATCCTAGTCTCCCCGATTGATTCTACAAAGAGTCTCAACCGTGTGGTCCTGGCATTTCATACCATCTTTCGATTTCGTCTTCTGCTATTGCATATAAGACTTGATCAGAAGAAGGCATCTTGCCCGATAACTTGCCTGAAAACTCTATGAGTTTTTCCATATAAGTCATCATAAATTTGTCTTTTGACAAATAAGAGTTTGCCTCTTTTTCAAGCTCTTCAAAAAGCTCGGGATCATCATCAATAAGCATTTTAGCAAAATCATAATCGATCTTAGCATTATAATTATCAGGATGATGTTCATCAAAGAGAGGTTCTATAGTATCAGGTAATATTCTATAGCGGTTGCCTCTGAATATTGCTCTGGCTTCTACTGAACCATCTAAGCTCTCTCCGTCGTCGCCGACAAACATATAATTAATTTCAACGTCTATGACGCTTGAATCATTGAAAGCATTCCAGACATCGTCTGTAATATTTTCTTCCATCATTGTATTCACTTCATGTGACATATTTCGCTCCGGTTTATAATATAATTATAACCTATATTTGATATAAAATCAACTAATAATATGAGGTTTTGGAACATAATCAGAAGGATAGTGAAACCATCCTGTAGCAATAAATTTATCTTCTTTTAAATCTGGTGATGCTCTATGCGTATGAGTAAAAGCAGCAGGCCATATTAATAATGAACCTTTCTTTGGTTGAAAAGAGATATTCTGATAAAAGAAATCAGTCTTTCCTCCTTTTTCTACATCGTTTAAATAAAACATCCATACTAAAAATCTAGACGAGCATGCATTAGGTCCTTGTTCGCAATGCCAGTTAGTAAATCCTCCTCCTGAAGTAGACATTTGTAATTTAGGATTCTGAAAATAAGCATCTTCAAATTTAGTTCCTATAGTATATTTTTCTCTATATAAGTCATAATGTTTATTTAAAGAGGAGTATATACCGTCTACTATTTCTTTACAAGATTGAAAAGCAATAGGAAATATACTTATATCATTTCGAGTTTTATCATTATCAAATACAACTTCTTTTTTAAATGTTTCTGGATCTTCTTTAGCTCTATCTACTAGAAATCTAATAGTATCTACAGCATTATCACACATTTCATCTGATAATGCATTTTCATATGTCTCAATAAAGTGATTATCTACTGATCCCATAAAGCCATCTTATATCTTTCTCTAGGTGCTCCTAAGAAGTCACATTTCCAATTGCTCATTTGATCGTATTCTAAATTAATCCATTTATCTTTCTTGGCCCACATCTCTTTTGCAGCTTCAGACCAATCAGTATCTTTAACTAACTTCTGTATTCTGATTTTCATATCAACAGCTTCTTCTCTATCAAAAGAATCCCACTCCATATGATATACCTCAAATACTACTCCTTTTTCATCAACATAATCCATAGAAAAATCTACACCCCATTTAGGTTTAAGATTAATTAGTTTAAATAATAATGGATTAGTTAGCGAATAGTCTTTTAATCTTTGTAATGCATCACCATCAAAGCCCCATCTTTCAAATAAAGCTGCATGATTGATATGACAGCCAGTATTTCTAAAGCTATCTTCAAACCAAGGCTTACGAACTGAATATTGCGCATGTTGATGTTGATCTAGTTCTACACCATTTACATACGCATGCTCTTTTTCAAGCATAGTCATTTGATATCCATTTTGATCAAAGCAGTGCACAGCATTCTTATCAGTATAGTATACACCATTGACTGGTTTGGTGAAGCGAGCCTGCTTACTAAACTGCGCAGGAATTAATCGTAACATTTTCGTCCTCTCTTACTTTTTCAAGCATAATTTGTCTACCATATTTATACCATTGAGGTGTCTCTAATTTCCATTTAGCAAAGTTACCTTTGTCCATTAAGTAATAAGTCCTATAAGCTTGAACTGGATCATCTGACTTATATTCGTCAGGCATAGCTTGAGCAAAAGGAGTTAATCCATCTTCTTCAAACTTACATTGATCTAATAACCCTCTATAAATCTGATAATGCTCTCCTAGTTTATGATGCTTTTTATATCGTTTAGTATACTCTTTACTAAGAGCTTCTAAATGATCAATAACCCATTCAGCATTTTTACGGGTAGTCATAGACCATATAGTACAGGGATGCTTTACATGAGCTTTAGGATACTTAGGTAAGTCATACTCTTCTGATAGAAAGCTACCAGACTTAACATCTACAACAGCAGACAATATCTGAGCTGACTCTATTATCATTTTAACTACATGCTTATCACACATATTTTCTGCAGCTACAAATGGGTCTCTATCTAATACAAATATATTCATTTAAACACCTCAAAATTATTTACTCTAGCTAACGTTGATAAGGAACCAGCTATTAACTCAGCTGAATAACCCATCCTCGTAGTACAATGATTATAATGTCTTAATTCACCTAATGCAAGCTCAGTAAATTTTTCACCTTTATGCCATCTTTGAGCTGCTTTAGCTATTTGTTCGAGAGTTATATCACCCTTCATCTTCCACGTCGCCATACTTTTTCCTCCTAGGAATAACTTTAGTTTTATCTTTATGAACCTGAGTAGCACCATGCTTAGGAGTTTTTTTACGACCAAATATCTTATCCCAGTTTTCTTCAAACTCTTTTTGATTAGTTATAGGTCTTGGTTTACTACCTTTGCCTCCGTGCCATTTACTCATACTTTATTATAAGAATTTATTTTATATAATGCAACTCTTCGTTAGGTACAGCTTTCATAAGCTCGTGACATTTATGACAATCATAGCTCTTACAATTAATTCTTCTTACATTTGAATCGAAGTCAGGACAAGTATATATTTCTCGTTTTAATTCTTCAGGTAAAGTTAGCCATTGTTCTCTTTTAGTTAGATGATCTAAAGGAGCTATAAATTTACTTTCTACATGATATATTTTTAGATACTCTTCAAAATTTCTAAAAAGAGATACAGCTCCATCATGCATTCGATCACCTTGACCATCTCCTGTGACTGTAGAGCCAGCTCCACAATGTCCGTAATAAATTTTTGTTATAGTTGGATTAGTTAAATTAGTAATAAGACACCAATAAACCCATCTATGAATAACTGGTGACCATTTACCTTTAAAATTTAATTTATTAGAATAGTAATACCTTGAATCAGGATCTAAAGGTAGTTGACTAGTATCTTCTTCATACTTAAAAACTTCTACATCTAATATCTTAGACATATTTTGAACGCTTTCCCATTCACCTGGAGACATCCTATTATGAATGCAAAGAGGATTAAGTTTTTTATTTATAGCCCAGTTTACAACAGCAGTAGATTCTACTCCTCCTGACCATGGTATAATACAATCATACTTAGTCATCAAAACTTGTATCAGGCATACTTGTTTGCATCTCTAAATAAGTTTTCATAAACTTTCTAATTTCTCTAGATACAGAAGTATCATTTTCTCTACAAGCTTCTTTAAAGCTGTCTTTTAATTCACCTGGAACTTTTATAAGTAATTGAACTTTCTCATCCATCTCAAAATCCTCGTTATTATATATAAGATATATATTATTTATATATCCAAGGAGCGTTATGTTTTATAAATTTCATAAATTCATGAAAACAGGACGAATCTATAAAGTTTGGAACCTGCTTTCAATTAAATAAATTCGTTAAATTTACTAGTTAAACTTTCGCCTGTCTTTGTATTATCGAAGACAGGTGTATCTTCAACTATGTCTTCTTGAGCTTGCTGCTCAACATCATATAGTTTCATCTTAGATCTATCTACTCCTACTACAAATCTTCTATTATAATTAGGATCACTATATCTATTTTTTAACTGCTTAATTAATATCTGAGCTAAGTCTTCTAATTCTTCAGAAGATATAAGAGCAAACATAAAGTCAGCAGTAGCAGGTAAACCAAACGATTCAGAAGTATCAGTAAGATCTATATCTGTATTACTATAACCTGATCTAGTAGTCTGAGTAGCACTAATAATAGGCACATTATATTCAACAGCTAGCCCTCTTAGCTCTTCAGCAATAGATTTAACTATAGTATATGAATTAGCAGATGCACCTTTTACTCTATGGCTAGAACATATATTTAAATAGTCAACATAAACTATATCAGGTATAAATTGTTTCTTTATCTTTAGTTCGTTAAGAAGATGTCTAAAATGACCAGTATGAGCTGATGCAGTAGGGTATTCTTTTATAATTAACTTTCCATCAGTCTTCTTAGTTACTCTATCTAATTTTTTATCATAAGCATCTTTAGGAAGCATTTTAAGTTCATCAAGAGAAGTATTTAAAAGGTTAGCGTCTATCCTCTCAGCTATCTTCTCTTCAGCCATTTCAAGAGTTATATACAATACGTTATAGCCTTCTAAAAGATTAGCAGCAGCACAGTGACACATAAAGAGAGACTTACCAACTCCGGTACCAGCTAAAGCTATATTAAGAGTCTTTCTAGAAAGACCACCTTTAGTGACTCTATTTAAATAATCAATATCAAAAGGAATCTTCTCTTCTTTCATCTTATAGAATTCAAACCTGCTATCAGCATCATCTATAAAGTCATGACCTATATGATTATCAAATGTAACAGATAACGCATCAGATAATAGCTGAGGTATTGCGCCTTTATCACTAGTAGTCTTGCCATCCATTATTTGAATACTATCCATGATAGCATTATATACAGCTTTCTCCTGACAGAACTTTTCAGTCTTATCTAGCACCCACTCTTTTATTTCTTCTGTAGGTTCTTCAAAATCGTTTATTATTTGTTTAGCTGAATCTACTTGATCATCAGACAGACCGCTTGAGTCATCTAGTTCAACAAGTAATGCTTCTTTAGTAGGGCATTGATTATATTTAAGATGAAAGTCATTTATTAAGTTATAGATCTTTCTTACTACTATATCAGTAAAGTATTCTTGCTCTAAGAAAGGCAAAGCCTTTCTAGTAAAGTCATCATTATAAATTAAGTTACTTAATATAGTTTTTTCAATCATCTTTTTATATCAACGTTAAATGAAATAGATATTCTAGGTTCATTAGTTTCTTTTTGCTCGGGTACAGTATGCTCTACCCAACCAGGCCACATTATTATTGTACCTACTTCGGGTCTAAATGTCAACTCTTGTTTGAACCTTCCTTGTAGTTCAACATTATTTCCTGCCCAAGACTTTATTAATGCATGCATAGGTGATTTAATTTTAAACGGAGCACTTGATTCATTCATTTCAATATATATAGTTCCAGACATAAATGCTCTACCATGATCATGCCAATTATGCTGAACACCTTCTTGATATACATTATACCAAATATTAAGATGCTCACTATCAACTTTGTACTTACCTTCTTTAAAGATAGAATCAAGATAGCTATTGCTATATTCTATTATACAATCAGAGACAGCACTGTTACAATCTAAAGGCATAACAGTGCCATCATAATAAGAAGTATAATTTTTTTTATCTGATGGTTTAGATGATCTATGTTCTAGTATTTCTTTTTTTATAAGAGGTATATCTAAACTAGTCTTCTCCCACAACATCGGAATCGGAAACAGGTTCTTCATCTATAGCTCCATACATATACTCTTTCTTAGCTGCCACTTCTAATTGATCCATAATATCAGATGTAAAGTATTTTTCTGGGTCGTTATAGATAGTCTTAGCATATTGCTTAGTACCATCTGGTAATTCTATCCTAGTAGATACTTGCTTAAATACACCATGCTTAATACCTAAATCTAAAAGTCCGTAGTACCTATTTAAACCAGTCTCAAAAGACAGTTTAACTTCTACTTTCTTACCTTCTTTAGATAATCTAGACTTGAACATAGTAGCTTTAATAATATTTCCTACTAAGTCAGTTCCTTCTTTATCTTTCTTTTTACCTAACATTACAATAGTAGACGCAGCATACTTAAGGCCTGAACCTCCACCTATCTCTTTCATAGGTACATATGATCCTACTACATCGTAAACATGGTTAGTAACTAGCATAGGTATTTTTACTTTAGCTAGCTTAAGAGTCAATACTCTAAAAGTAGCCTTTATAACCTGAGCCTTAGTCATATCCCTTGTCTCTTTACCGTCAGCGGTATCTTCCATCTCTTTAGTAGTAGACAATAGTCCGAGAGAGTCAAGTACGAACATCATAGGAGGTCTTCTATCTATAGGTTGCTTGCTATAGTTATCTATAACATTAAGAGCATGAGTTCTAAAGTTTTGAATAGTATCAGGTTCAGCTAAGATAACTCTCTTAGTATCAATACCTCTTGATTCCATCATCTCTTTAGTTACAGCTGCTTCAGTATCATAATATACAACACCTGCATCAGGATTATTCTTCAAGAAGTTCTGTATAACTCCTAATACGAAGAAGGTCTTACCAGTAGCAGATTCACCTGCAAATGCAGTTACTTTATTATTAGGAACACCTCCATTAAGAGACCCTGATAATGCTGCATTTAATATATAACTACCTGTATCGATAGAGCCAGTATATTCAGCACTACCCGTACCATCAGCTGCAATTACAGTATCTTCATCTTTAAGATCTTCAACTAAGTTTCTAAAAAAATCACTCATAATTTCTCCAAATATCTTTATTATATGATACTTCTAGTCTAAAGTCAACTTCCTTTATAAACTTTATCAAGAGCATCGTTAAATTGTTCTATTTTATCTAACCTTTTAGGCCAGTAAATATAATCTTTTTCAGGATTCTGTTTAAGATTATTTAAGAGAGGAATTACCATATTATATAATTTGTTGAATCTATCCTCTAGATCGGAAGCTGTAGCACTGGCTGTCTGAGCCTCTGCTTTTACTTCTTGTACTGCTTCTAGCTCATCAGCATCCATAGCTGAAAAACCAAAGTCAAATGAAAAGTCGTTATTTGCCATATGTTCTCCTTATTGAAAAAATAAATCTAAGTTCTGTTGTTTTTCAACTACCCAGCCTATCTTTTCAATTATAGTCTTCATCGGTTCAAGAAATGATTTATCGAATTGCATATCATAATCTATATAACTATCTAAACCTAACGGCTTAGGAAGCGTATTAGGTACAGCTATCACATTCTCTCTACTAGGATTAGGTAGTTTTAAATAACAGAATTTCACCTTATCACCTTCTTGAACGGGTTGAAAACGATCTATCTTTTTCTCGTTAAGTAGATGATTATACATTAGAGCGCCTCTGACATGAATAGGAGTTCCTTTCCTATAAATCATTGCGGCGTCAGAATATTTAGCAAGCCCTTTACATCCTCTCGGAAAAGCAACCTCTTCGAAAGGTAACTTTCTAAACTCTTCTCTCTTTTGTTCTATAAATTTTATTATAGCATCTTGATCTTTTTCCATTATTACATCAAGAGCTTCTTTAATATATTTTCTTACCATTGACGGAGTAGAAGATCTAACAGCTTCTATACCCATCATCTTTAATTTAGGAGTTGCGTATCTTACTCCTTCTGAATCAAAGACGTTCATGATATATCTTTTCTTAGCAGTCCATATAGCTTTATTACCTATATTTTCTCGCTTCATAAACATCTTATTTTCCATAGCGTTTACGTAGGTCGCAAGTTTTCCATAACCCTTTTCAATTTCTGGTTCAAGTATCTCAGCAGAGGACTTATCAAGAAAATCGATGATTCGCTTAGTCTCTGCGCCATCTGGAAAGACTTTATGTACAAGCGGTGCCATATTAATGTATAGTGAGTCCGTATCAATCGCAATAACGTAGTCTTCATTTTCAGTTCCTAAAGTTTTATTAAGTAAATTATTAATTATATTTTCAGCCCAGCGTATAGATAGCTGACCACCTTTAGTAATAGATTCAGTATTATTCATATCGAACCATCTAAAGTATTCATTACCTAAAGCGCCATAAGCTGAGTTAAGTTGAATCTTTTTAGCCATCTGCATATTATGACATTGAGCGATTTCGTTCTCTAAAGCTTTAGTAGGAGTCTTTTCATACTTCTTCTGAGCTTCAATCATTCTATTCTTCCATATTACTCTATCATCATACATCTTACGCATGAGTTTAGGTAAGAAGCCTTCGAAGTCTCTAGTATAATAATCTCCATTAGCAGATATAGAACAATTTTCTTCTATAGCGTTATTAAGAGTATTATTATTCCAAGCACCTTCAAGTATCTCTTCTATAGAAGGAGCCCTTCCAGACTTACCAACGTAAGTCTCAGGTGAGATATTATATTGCATAATTAAATGCGGGTACAATGAGTTGAGATCGAATGATACAACCCAATTATGCATTCCCACCTGAGGATCTTTAACATAAGCACCTTCAGCAGCTCTTTCTTTATCTACTTTCTTAAACTGAGGTACTACAATATTTTTATCTAGTAAATGATTATGGATAATAAGATCCCACATCCTAACAGATGTAAAGGTATCTTGATAGTTAACTTTAGCATCGTAAGCAATAGCAAATACTTGCTCTATAAGTTTAAGTTTATCATCTAATCGTTTAACTAATTCAGTATCTAAAATATTATAATCAATAAACTTTTCCCAATCATGCTTATAAAGATCAAATAAACTATCATGCTCAGAGTAATCAAGCTTACGTTCTCCTAACTCTACATGAGCAATATGATCAAGTCGATAAGACTCTTGCATTACAAAAGTAAACTTTCTATATAATTGCATATAGTCTAATATAGATATACCTAAAGGATCATATACTTGATTAGGTCTTCCTGCTATAAAAACTTCTCTTTCTCTTAGCTGACCAAAAGGTGAAAGCTTCTTAGCCATATCATCACCTAATATATTAGATATGCGGTTAATAATATAAGGTATATCAAAGAACTCTACGTTCCATCCTGAAACTATATCTGGGTCTATTGCTTGCCAACAATCTAAGAAACGAACTAATAAATTAGCTTCATCAGTAGCTTGAATATACTTAACGGTTTCTTGTTTAGGAGTATAAGGTTGCCCTCCTATAGCAATAATTTGATCGTTAAACTGCAAAGTTATAGCAGTTATTTCTTTATCTGCTTTTTGTATATCAGGGAATCCTTCATCAGCAGCGACCTCAATATCTATATAAACTGTTCTAATAGTATCTGCATCATACTTTATTTCACCTTTATAGTTATCATTAATATAAGTATATGCAAACATAGGTAAGCCATAAGTATTCTTACCTTTTATATCTTTATTTTCTTGTATATATTTTTGAGCGTGATGAGGGTTATCAAAGTCCCTTTTCATTACGTACTGACCTTTTAAAGTAGTATAACCAGTATCGTAATTAACGGGACCTGTAAATAGATAAGGTCTACAAGGCTCAGCATAACTAAAACGTTTGCCGTCCTCGTAGCCTCTATGAAGGATTCTTGATCCTCGAATTTGAACGTTAGTATAGAATTTCAATAGTAGTTACCCGCATCATAATATATTTATTATATACTCTTATGAGTATAGATTCAACTAGTTATGCTCTACTATTGTGCCTTCTTCTAGATTGTCTGATATAAGTCCAACACGTTGTTTAAGGTAAGCAATAAAGCCAGCATCCATAGATGTTCTAGCATCTAATTCTGTCTTTAAAGTTTCCCAATCAGCAGAATCTACAGCAGCTATTTCAGGAGCTGTAAGATTGTCTTTACCTTCTAATATGATAAGAGCGTGTTGAATTACTGATGGAACTGAAGCCCAATCAGCTATTTGGTCACTAACAGCTTTTTCAGCTGCAGCAGCCAGTTCGTCAGTAGCAGATCCGCCTATATGTTCGTCCATTTCTAACTTTAATACTTCTAATTGTATAGCCATGGTTTCTCCTGTTTAAATATTTATTTATACGAACAGGCCTATAGTCCAAAATGCTAAAAGCATGAAGCCAAATACGGTTATTTGAATAATAGATGCCCAGAATACTTGCTTCATAGGATGTACTTCAACGAGTTTCTCCACCCAGCTTTCACTGGGTGAGAGATTTGCTATTTGCAAAAGTTTTTCTTCTTTCATCCTCTTATTGAAACTGGTTTAGGATGCTTAGGGCAATTTGATCTAAAGATATAATCAGAAGCACTTCTTGCTTCTTTTTTATCTAGTAAACCATCATCATTTTTATCAGCATAGTTAAATAAGCCTTTTTCTAGTTTAACTACTTTATAGTTACAACCGACAGCCATTAACTCTGACCTTTTTATGAATCCATCTTGATCTAAGTCAAACTTTCTCATTCTCCAATCATCAGCAAAAGCATTAGAAATAAATCCAAATAGCACTAATATGCTAAAATACTTTTTCATTTTAAATCCTTAATTAAACATAGGTGAAACAGCATAGATACAAAATATAAAAGTCAAAATAAGAATAGTAAGTTCGCCCATAGATGTTAAGTCATGGTTACTAACTTTTCTAGTTTTTTTGAATATCTTTCCGACCAATTCAGTCATTTAATTATAAACCTCATTAATATTTTATTATAAATATGCGTTATACGCAGATATTTAGCTCATAAAAAAGGGAAGCCTGACACTTCCCTCAAAATAACTTTAGTTATTTTATTCAGCTAAAAATGTCTTGATTGAAACATCTTTTCCTATCTCAATAGTGCGAGGTTTCTTCTCCTCTGGAATAAACTTCTCGAGTTTTATAGTAAGGATTCCGTCTTCGACATCAGCTCTTTTCACTATTACATCAGATGCTAAAACAAAGTTTTTATGAAAGCCTCTTGATGATATTCCATTCCAAACTGTATTGGCTTTTTCTTTATCTTTCATCTCTCCTACGACAGAGAGATTATTTTCTCTTAGAGAAATGTCTATATCTTTTTTACCAAATCCAGCAATAGCCATCTTTATAAGATAATTTTCATCATCTTCTTTTATGATGTCATAGGGTGGATAATTAGTATTATTAGTTAAACGTGTGGAGGTTAGTTCTTCTATTAGTCGGTCTAACCCAATTGAGTGTTGATAGAAACTATCAAACGGATTGATCTTATTCATTTTATCTCCTTAAATAAGCAAGTTAAATTGAAGACCCGTTATCGGCGCCTTCTATATATATTTAGGCTTTAATTAAGGAATGTCAAGCAAAAACTACTTCTTTTTTCCAATATTATATTTTGCAATAAGTTCCCAATCATGCTTTTCTTTGAATGGAATTATCTTAATTTTTGTTATTGGAACAACTGGGTCACTTGATTTACTTTTATCAACAAGTTTTACTAAGCCCCATTCATCTAATAGGTTAGCAATTGAATTTCTTCTGCCTTGATCTTCTTCTGAAAAAGTAAAAGGTTTACCATCTAATGCGAATAGTTCTTTAAAGTGAACTATGTAGTATTTGCCTTGTTTATGTAGTATATGACATGATTGGAATAAAGTATTTGTCTTTCTAGATGCTACGCCTATTCTAGTTAACGTCTCTCTTACTTTAAGAAAGTCGTCTTCTTTTTCTAGTAATACCTCAACCATATTTGAAACTGCGTTCATTATTTATTACCTTTTGTTAATCTCTTGCGCAGTTTTTCTAATTGAGTTTCTGATAGGATATTTAGATACTCGAGAGCTTTAGACTCACTACACTTATAATATTCTTTTAATAGTTCTAAATCCTCGTTCTTTGTTTTCTTGAACCATTTACTGTATCTCTTTCGAGGTCTAATACTATTTAGGTAATAATCATATGCGAGCTTATTATCTATCCAAGGTCTCCTATTTATTTCATTAGCATATAAAATAGTATCTGCATACAAAGAGAGTCCTTTATTCACTAGAAAGCCTGGATAGTCTTTTTCAGCGTATCCATCTTTAAGTAAGTTATTTTTCTTAAATGAAACTGAATTTATAAATTCAAAAGGATTGTCACTCATTGTCTTTATATTCGCTTTTCAATTTTTCTATATAGATAGTTGCATCCATCAACTCTTCTTGCAAATGAGTAAGCCAAGCTAAGAAAGATAAATCGTTTCTATCTGTGGTAGTATTATACTTCTTAGCCCCCTTCTCCTCACGTCTCTCATAAGCTTCTATAACAGATAGTACATTGCTATCACGTCTACGTTTTCTTTTAAATATTTTACTTAAATTCACAATTCACCATTATTTCTGCTAAGCAAGCAGCTAAATTTACTTCATGATCCGCTACGAAAGCAGCCTTATATTGATAGTCAGCAAGTATTAAACATAGCTGAGGTATAGACTGAGCTTTAAACAAGTCACCAGACTTATCATATAGCTTTCTAAAGATAGTATTAGTATCATTATTAATATTTTCAGCTACCCACTTACGTACATTAGTATAGTTTTTAGCTTTCATATTATTCATCAGATCTTTTATAGAAACTTCTTGAAGATTAGAAAGTATACCAGCATCTATTTTACCAACAACACTATACCTTTGAATCTCATTTAAGATTCTTCTCCAATCAGGGAAATGTTTTTGAATAAAAGCAGCTACTACTTTATCTTCATACTCAATACTTTCCATCTCTAAGATCTTTTTTAATCTTTCAAAGAACTCAGAAGCAAGCTTAGGCTTCTCAGCGCTTTTTATATCAAAGTCAATAACAGAACATCTGCTATGCAGAGGAGATATGATTCTATTCTTAAAATTACAAGTAAGAATAAAACCACAGTTCTTAGAATACTCTTCCATAAAGTTACGAAGAGCAGGTTGAGTAGAATTAGCGTTTAAGTAATCAGCTTCATCTAGTATAACATATTTACGACCACCTTGAAAAGAGACCGAAGATGCGAATTGCATAATCTCAGTTCTTAGCGTATCAATATTACCAGATAAGGAGCCATTTATAATAATATAATCAGCATTAATCTCTTCGAGCATAGCTCTGGCGACAGTAGTTTTACCGACACCAGGCCCGCCCGATAATATTAGATTAGGAATATTATTATTAGCTATAAACTCTTTAAATACAGTCTTTAACTCATAAGGTAATATAGTATCATCTATTTTACGTGGACGATACTTCTCCACGAACAAAAATTCGTCACGTTGTTGCATAATATAAAACTCATTTTAGGCAGTCTTTTCAAGCCATTCAAGAACAGACTCAGGAGATGATTCACCATACGGATCTTCCGGATGATCATCTTCTTGCCCGGGCTCATCAAATAGTTTGACAAGAACACCATTATCAATAACAGCTGCATATCGCCAGCTTCTCACACCAAAACATAAATTATCTTTACATACTGACATTCCCATACCATCAGTAAATTCACCTGAACCATCAGGTATCATTTTTACTTTAGTTATCCCTTGCTGCTCAGCCCAAGCATTCATTACGAATGTATCGTTAACTGATAAGCAATAGACTTCATCTATGCCAAGATCAACAAAGTTCTCATAGTTCTCTTCATATCCTGGTAATTGTTTAGATGAACATGTAGGAGTAAAAGCACCTGGTAATGCAAATAGAACTACTCTTTTATGACCGAATAGCTCATAAGATGTTACCTGCTTCCATTCACCTAACTCTCTTACTTTAAAAGTAACAGCAGGTACAGCTTGTCCTTCTTCTATATACATTTTAGTCTCCTCTCTCAAAATTAGATTTAGCTTCAGTAGCAATCCAATATTCCATTTTAGGACCATATGAATTACTTGAAGAAAATTTAGCGATACCCTTTTCAGATATCTCTACTATATAATTATAATTCATTAACTTTAGATTCTCAACTTTAAATATAAATTGAAACTCATCTTTAGTTTCTCCTACCTCACTAGAATAAACATCCGCGGTAGGATTAGAAGAATCAATAGCACTTAAAGCTATCTCTCCTGAACTTCCTATAATAGCTATCTCAGGTAGACCCATTACAGAAGCTGCTCTAAGTACCTGTTGCATTTCAGCCCATGATATATCTACAGATACTTCAGGAGAAGGAAAGTTTATTTCTTTCTCAGGAGGAGTAATAATCATCTGAGGATCAGCATAGGTATAATTTATTTTCTTTTTATCTTTTTGAACAGTTACTTTCTGATCGCTAAAGAATAATTCAGGTTCATCAAACAAAGATAACACTCCTAGGAATCTATTTAAGTCGTAAATAGCTCCTTCACCAGGAAATGTTTCTTCAATAGTAGCTCTAGCCATAACAGTCTTTTGAGGTGATACAGTAGATAATACTTGCCCAGCTTTAAACTGAATAGAAGGATTAATTTGAGAATAGTTCTTTAGAACATTCATAGTATTTTCACTTAATTGCATAATATAATATCCTTTTATTTTTTAGAAGTTTCAGCTACAGTTTTCTTTTTAATCTTAGATTCATCAGCAGTAGCACTAGCGCCTACAGAAGCTAAGTCTCTTAATGAACCACCAAAGATCATAGACCCTACATGAGTAAGTTCCATCCAAGGGCATAACCAGACTTTAAGTCCTATATTTCTAGCCCATTGACAGAACATATAATCTTCAGATAAATATCTATTAGAGTATTCTTTTCTTTCTTCACCAGTTCTTTTTTCTGATAAGAATTCTAATACTTCTTTCTTACCTGCTTCAGGATTCTTATCGTAGAAAGCTGTAACTTCGTTTACTACATTTAGATTCTTATCATCTATTATAGCATCAAAGTAGGCCATAATCTCTCTACTTCCATCAAATTCTGCTGTTCTTACATGGTCAGGCTTATACCATAATTGAGGATAAGCATCTCTATATTTTTCAAACGTTGCTCTTCTAATCATCATAAAACCAGTTCCACCTTCTAAAACTTCTTGAGGTTCATCTAGTCTAATCTGGTTATTACCTTGCACAGGATTGAATACATAATCACCTACAAACTTGTTTAGTACTTGAGGGTCTTCATCAGCTACTCCTTGATCAACAGCTTGCTTAACCTTTTCCCATGATATACATTTCTTAGCATAAGGAGCACATAAGATATCAAAAGGATCACCATTATTAATATCTGGATGACCATCTGACATAGCTAACAAAGCAATAACATCATTAGCATTAAACCCTATATCACTATCGATAAACATAAGATGCGTACAATCAGATCTCATAAATTCATCTACACAATAGTTACGGGCTCTCGTCACAAGAGACTCATTAAAGAGATAGTAAAATTTTACCTCAATATTATGAGCTCTAGCCACAGCTGCTAGATCGTTAGTAGATTTACAGAACATTCCAGCACACTGACCTCCATACATTGGAGCAGCTACAAAGAGTTTCTTCTTCTGCAGCTCTTCTATTTTAACTTGTAATTCCATTACTCACCTATTTTGACTATTACTAATTCAGCTACTTCTGATCCAGGCTGAATAAAAGCTTCTCCACCATTTATAATAAGTTGACCAGATACTAATCCTTTATAGCCAGGTTCTAGTAAACTACTTACTACGCTACAACCACCAGCTAACATCTCTGTAGGTGTAACTAGATAACCAACATGCCCTTCAGGCACATTAGCATATACGTCACTAGTAAATTCATAACTACCAGGGAACATATGATAGATCTCTCTTTTCTTTTCTGGGTCACCAGGATCAATCATAGTCTGTATTTCATAAGTTTCTCTTTCGAGCTTTTGATCATCAGTAATAACAAAAGGATTACCTTGAAATCCTCTTATTGTTTTAGCGTTAACTGGTACTGAAAAACCAGTAGAATCATCTACACCGTTAACGTGCTTAATTGGGTCTACTAACATTATATACTCCTAAATATATTTTTTATCATGTTCTTTCGATAAACCATAATCACCATCATATAGTTTAAGACTTTCGGCATCAAATAATAAGAACTGACCGAGTCTAGTTCCTTTCTTAACTCTAAACAAGCCACCATTTACATGTAATGCACCTGCCATGACTCCTTGATACCCTGAGTCATATAGTCCTGAAGTTATAAACACTCCGTTTCTATTTAAAGTTGATCTTGTAATAACAAATCCTGCTTCACCAGGAGCTATAGTTACAATATTCTGAAAAGTTATTTCGTAAGAGCCAGGTTTAAGATTAAAGTATCCATCCTCATCGGACGCGAGCACTTTACTGCCTCTATGCAATTTTTGATCTTCGTCTAAAACAAAGTCTTTATGATTAAGTTCAAATATTTTATCAAGTCTTAGATCGACTGCATTAGGTTGAATATCTTGAGGTAAGACATTCGATAGTTTAGATTCATTTTTATCACTTGCGATATTCTTCATAATTTATCCAAAGTAGTAAGGGTTCTCTTTTGTGGTAAAGCTAGGCCCTTCATTCATTATATACTCTTTAAAGTCCAAAGTCCATATCTTATTCGGAATTAAAGGTTCAGCACCAGGGAATTTGGTACTACTAATATTTAGCTTACTATCAACAAATAGAGGAGAAATTTCGTTACGAAATAATTTTATATCTCCGTCTACATATCTTAAGCAAGCAAACGTTCCATCTACGTCGTTTAGAGATTTATCTTCAATCAACCAATCATGAAGTAAACCAGTATCCCATTTAAGGTCACTGGAAAGAGCACTTTGCATCTCTTCAACAAAGTTCTCTTTTAGAATACCGTTGTGCCATAGAAGATCATGTCCATCGTTACGATCGCTAGGATGAATACTTTCTATGGCCGAAGCCTCGGTAGTAGGAGCTTGGATGTGAGCGACGTAATACATCCCAGCTGTTAGCTCAACATTATCTAAGCTAAACCGCCCCATACATTTCTGCTTCGTTAGCAACTTTTTAGTGTTCGGGCTATATTCAGATATTGAGAAGCTTCTTTCACCTCTATAAGAGTTTAATAAAGCTAACTCCTTGAGTTTATTAACTTCAAACGATCCAAATATTGCACACATATTTAACTAATCTCATGTTTCGAGACAGCTAGACTCCAATCAAAGGAGTCAACATAAGGTATAGGATCCTTATGACCTGCCTTTATAAAATTCATTACTCTTTCAGCACATGAAGGACATGTACCGCATGACTTATCTCCATCAGGATTATAGCATGTTATAGTACTAGAAAGCAACTCTAATTTACCCATATCTTCAGCTATTTCAATTTCTTGCTTTTTACTTAGCTGACTAAAAGGAGCTACTATTTCTACTTTAAAGGTTCTATTCTGACTAGCAACTGCATTAAGACTGTCTACAAACTTCTGAGACGTATCCCAGTAACCATATTCATCATGAACTTGCAGCCCAG